GACATCGATCTTGGCTTTGGAATGACTTACAAAAAGCAAAGAGTAAGATTAATGGGTATTGATACCCCAGAATCTAGAACAAGAGATTTACAAGAAAAGTTTTATGGGAAGCAATCCAAAAAGTTTTTATCTAGTGTATTAAAAGGTAAGGTGGTAACTTTACTATCTCATGATAAAGGAAAGTTCGGAAGAATCCTTGGTGAAATCTACATTCACAATAATACAGGACATCCGACCTTTGAAACTGAAGTCAATGTCAATCAACAAATGATTGATGATTGTCACGCAGTTCCTTACACTGGAGAGAACAAAGACTTAGTTGAACAACAACACTTAGACAATAGAAAGGTTGTTATGGAGACTGGGTATGTCACTCAAGAACAGATAGATAAGGTGTCCAAATGATTTTATCTGCAATAGATTGTTTCTATATTATATCAATTGCTACCATCTTTGGATTCATTATCATGATGGAAATGCAAATCAAACAAATCAAAACTATGATGGAAGAACACATTAAGTTTGACTGCATAGAAGACCACAAAAAAGACTAAAACCCTATTTACAAAACCACTACCTATGTGTATAATAGATGTATACATTAGGAGAAGTGTTATGTCATTTTTAAAAGATTTAGTAAAAGCATCGGGAAACGAATATGCAAATATAGTTTCTGATGGTGTTGCAGCTGGAGATGTAGATTCGTTTATTGATACGGGTTCTCATATCTTCAATGCACTATTAAGTGGTTCACTATATGGTGGACTTCCCTCAAACAAAATTACAGCAATTGCAGGTGAATCTGCAACAGGTAAAACCTTTTTTGCACTAGGTATGGTCAAACAATTCCTAGAAGACAATAAGGATGCCGCAGTAATTTACTTTGAATCTGAATCTGCAATATCGAAAGATATGATTGAATCAAGAGGAATAGACTCATCAAGAGTTGTTATCGTTCCTGTTGTGACCGTGCAAGAGTTCAGAAATCAAGCAATCAGTATACTGGATAAGTATGCAGAAACCCCAAAAGAAAAACGACCACCTATGATGTTCTGTTTAGATTCACTTGGTATGTTATCAACAACCAAAGAAATTGAAGACACTGCAGAAGGTAAAGAAACTAAAGATATGACTCGTGCTCAAATCACTAAAGGTGCATTTAGAGTATTGACATTGAAATTAGGTAGGGTCGGAGTTCCTATGATTGTGACTAATCATACATATGATGTGATTGGTTCTATGTTCCCTCAAAAAGAAATGGGTGGTGGAAGTGGTCTGAAATATGCAGCCTCATCTATCGTCTATCTCTCTAAGAGAAAAGAAAAGGAAGGTACAGAAATCGTTGGTAATATCATTCACTGTAAAAATGCAAAGTCAAGATTGACTGTTGAGAACAGAGTGGTTGATGTTAGATTATCATACGACAAAGGACTGGACAGGTACTATGGTCTATTAGACATGGCACTTGCATTCGGAGTATTTGAGAAATCATCTACAAGAGTTAAACTACCAAATGGTAAAACAGAATTTGGTAAGACAATTAACAATAACCCCGAAAAATACTTCACACCCGATGTGATGGAACAATTAGAAACACATGCACAGGAATATTTCAAATATGGAACAGAGAATAGAACAGACGATACTGAAGAATCTGATTCAGAGTGATACTTTTTCACGGAAGGTGCTTCCTTTTCTAAAAGGAGAGTATTTCACCGAGAATGATGAGAGAACTGTATTTCAAGAAGTATATTCATACTTTGAAAAATACACCAAAACCCCAACTGTAGAAGCACTTCTCATTAACCTAGACAATAACACATCGTTAAACGAGAGTGTATTGAAAGGGTCAAAATCTATAGTAAACAGTTTTGGAACTAAGACGGAGGAAACCCCTCAAGATTGGTTGGTTGACGAATGTGAACAATGGTGCAAAGATAGAGCAATCTATATTGCAGTCATGGATTCCATTGAAGTCATAGATAAAACCTCTCAGCGTTCAACAGGTGAGATACCCGAACTTTTGAAGGATGCACTTTCGGTGTCTTTTGACACCAATATAGGTCATGATTTTATTGAAAATTCAGATGAGAGATTTGATTTTTATCATACGGAAGAAGAAAAACTTCCATTTGACCTAGAATACTTTAATAAGATTACTAAAGGTGGTTTGCCCAACAAGACTCTAAACATATGTCTTGCAGGAACAGGTGTTGGTAAATCATTATTCATGTGTCATATGGCATCAAGTCATTTGATGATGAACAAGAATGTACTTTACATTACACTTGAAATGTCAGAGGAAAGGATTGCAGAAAGGATAGATGCAAACACATTGAACATTCCTATGAAAGATTTACCCGACTTATCTAAGAAACTCTTTGACAAGAAGATTGATAAAATTGCAGAGAAGACAAAGGGTAAACTTATTGTAAAGGAATATCCTACTGCATCAGCACACGTAGGACACTTCAGACATCTATTACAAGAACTTAATATTAAGAAAGATTTCAAACCCGATATGATTTACATTGACTATCTAAACATATGTGCAAGTGCAAGAGTTAAGCCAGGAAGTGGTGCAAACTCTTATACTCTTATCAAATCTATTGCAGAAGAACTTAGAGGATTGGCTGTC